AGGCACAATGGCAAATGGAAGATCTGAAGCTGGATCTATGGGTGCTAGTGTAAATGAAAATATTCAAACTTGTTGGTACAGTCCTGCTGGTCCAAACTACAGAGCCAATACCGAAGAATACAATGGGACTAGTTTTGTTTCGGCACCAAATGTTGCTACTGCAAGAATGTCATTAGGATACAAAACCGGTGGTAAATCAGCAGGTATGATGATAGCTGGAGGAGCAACTGGTGGTGGGCCTTCTAATGCTAAAAATTTAATGGAAGAATTTACAGGAGAAACAATAGCATTAAATAAAAAGAATTTAAGTACAAGTTGATAATGAATAATAAAAAGTATATAAACTAATAAGGAGGACTAAACTATGGCACACTTTATATATGGTACTGCTAGTAACACTGGAAAAGGATTTTTTACTGCACAAGACAGAAGAGATTTTTTTCTTAGAGGTTATCCAGCTGACGTTTGGTGCATTGGAAACAATGTAGAAGGCGCAAGATGGTTAGCTGAAAAAAACGGTGTTGAAAAAACTAAGTCAGAAGCACAAGCTTTGATTGACGCTGAAGTACAAGCGTCACAATCTGCATGGGATGCTCAAACTGATGAAGAAAAAGCAGCATCACCAGGTAGACCAACAGATATAACACTTCCATAAGGAATTTTATAAATGGCTGGCTATAATGAAATTAGAGGGCTGAGAGTTAAATACTTATCAGCAGATCCTGCCAACGCAGAAAATGGACAGGTATGGTATAACTCTACTACGGGTACATTGCGTTCGCAAGGTATTGGTACAGGAGCATTTATTAGTCAAGTTAATTTTCCAAGAAGTTCAAGAGATGCATCAGGATTTGGAACAACAACTGCTGGAGTAATTTTTGGTGGAACACTACCACCTGGAGCAGGTGGACCGGGTCGTACAGATGCGGTAGACGAATGGGATGGAAATGGATTTTCTACTGCAACTGCTTTACCTACCGGACTTAATGGTTTAGATTCAGATGGTCCTCAAACAGCAGGATTAACTGCTGGTGGTAATACACCAGGATCTCCTGTATCAACTAATACTGCTTCATTTGATTATAACGGAACAGCTTGGACTGCTAATCCTACTTTAAATGTACAAAGAACAGGACATGCAACAGTAGGAAATACAGCAGCACAGACAGCAGCAATAGCTATTGGTGGAGAACCTTCACCTGCCGCTGCTACAACATCAGATTGGAATGGTTCATCTTGGACAGCCGGAGCTGCTGCACCGGGTTGGGCTCAAGGAACATCTGGCGGAGGAACAACATCTGCAGCTTTTGTTAACGCAAATGTAAATGATGGTGATGCAACATTAAATTATGATGGCTCTACATGGTCATCAGGATCTAATTCAAATACACAACACAATTATGGTGGAGCAGGTGGAACTCAAGCATCTGGAGTAACTTTTGGTGGAACACCAGTAGGTGGCCCAACAGTAAGACAAGGATCAGAATTATATGATGGTACAACTTGGACAACATCTGCAAATATGGCAGCGGGTGTAAGTAATGCACATGGTAAATGCACAGTTAATGGTAGATCATTTTTAGTTGCCACTGGTAATCCAGGTCCTCCAGGATTTGGTAATACAACTGAACAATTTGATTTTGGAACAAGTTCTTTTACAGCCGCAGCATGGTCTAGTGGTGGAGCTTATCCAGTAACTATACAAAGTGGTGCTGGTTTTGGAACTCAAACAGCAGCTGTTGGAGCAGGGGGTACGCCTCCTGGTAATGTTGGTTTAAAAACTTTTGAATACGATGGTAGTTCTTGGACTGCAGGAAATGATATGTCGAGAACTCCAACTGGTTCTCCTTATTTATCTGCTTATATTTCTGGATCAGGAATTCTAACTGCAGGATGGGCAGCTGCTGGAGGTTATCCAACAGCAGTCAATAACGTGGAAAATTACGATGGAACTAATTGGACTGCATCTGCAGCCCTGCCATCTCCTAGAGGTAGTGGAAATAGTTCTGGTCCTCAAACAGCTGGATTATATTTTGGTGGTAATACAGGTTCTCCTCCTCGTCCTGTTGTGGCTACAACTTTTGAATATGATGGTGAAGCATGGACATCGGGTGGAGATTTAAATACTGCTAGAACAAATGCTGCTGGATCAGGACCAACTGGATCTCAAACGGCAGCTCTTTGTTTTACTGGTAATACACCAAGTCAAACTAATAAAACAGAAGAGTATAATGGAACAGCATGGACTGAAGTAAATGTTTTCCCTAGATCTGCAAGTTATCTTGGTTATTCAGGAACTCAAACAGATGCTGTAGGATTTACAGGATATACTTCTCCAGGTGCTCCTGTTACAACAACTACTGGATATGATGGAACATCTTGGGCTACTAGACCTAATATGGCTACAGCTAGATTAATGTATCATACTAACGCTGGAACCGGTTCATCGGCTTTAGCTTTTGGTGGAGAGGCCACTACAGGTGTTGTAAGTGTAGTAGAAGAATGGGATAGTACATCATCAACTACAGCACCAGCAGCTACTATTACTACAAGTTAAAGATTGACTTATAACCAGTAATGGTTATATTAGAAATTATAAAGGAGCAATATGACAGAAAAACGTAATATACATGCATTAATAGAAAAAGAAGCGCCAAGCTTAAATAATTTATTAGATCCAGAAGATGTAAAAGAGTTTAAGGCTATGACAGCCGAACTTAGAGACACATGGACTAAGAAACAAGTATTTAGAACAGAAACAGAAATGAGAATGTCTGTTTTGCAAGATGCTAAATATCCAACTAAAGCTGCAAAGTATTGGCAGTGTGTTAGAGAACAAAATGTTTTTTTAGAAAACTTAATGAGCTTGTCGTTTGATTGCAGAAGATCAGAGGCTAAAGTTAAATGGTTAGAAAAAAAAGTAGAATCTGAAACTGATGAATATAAATTAGAAAAATATGTAATAGATTTAGATCAAGAACGATATGGTTTAGCTAATATGCAATTAGTTGCAAGAGACCGTATGAGAGAAATTAAATTATGGTCTGCATTAAAAAAAGAATTTGATGATGGTACATTTGATACTCAAGATGTTAACAGACATCAATTAGATTCGTACCATTTAATTATGAAAAATAAAGCAGAAACATTAACATCTGGTTCAAGTCAACCTGAAGTGTTTAATGTATTAGGTCAATTACAAACTATAGAAAGAGTAAAAAAATCAGGCGAAATGATTTATAACAAGAAAGAACAATTAACAAATGACCTCGGATCTAAACCAAAATAATTTTAAATATATATTTTTAGGTCAATCCGTATTAAAATATCAAGTACCATTAGATGTGTATAATACAATTAATCATATCTATGAAACAAAATACCCTGAATTAAAACCTGCTAATAAACAATTAGTAGGTAAAATTGAAAAAGAACATAGTTTATTTTATGATGGTCCAAACAATAATAAAATGACACAACATAATTATTTACCTCATAATGTAATGCAATGGTTTCATGAAAAATTTAATCATTATTTAAAGTGGAATAAAATAAAAGGTTATGAATTACATTTTAATTCTGTATGGATTAACACTATGTTTGAACATGAATATAATCCAGTGCACGTGCACCGAGGATCGTTGTTTACAGGATTATCTAGTGTTATGATTTTAAAATTACCAGAATCTTATGGTGTAGAATATTCATCACCTGATCAACCGCAGAATGGTAAATTACAAATATTAGGTTCAGCTTCAGGTATGTTTGCACATGTAGACTATCAACCAAATATTAAAGAACGAGACTTTTATGTTTTTCCATATGACATGAGACACTGTGTATATCCTTTTAATGGACCAGATATGAGACGAACACTAGCTGCAAATATGGATGTTCAATATGACCCAATTAGAAATAGAGGAGTAGAAAATTAATGTACGAAAATATACATATATCAGAACCTAAATGGAAAAGTTGGATTGTGCAAACAACCACACCATTATTTACACCAGATCAATGTAGACAGATTATAGAATGTGGTAGACGTCAACCACCACAAACAGCACAAGTAGGTATGAATAAACCAGAGGGTGGAACAGATACAAAGAAAAGAGTTACAACAATATCTTGGATACCATTTAAAGAAATGGAACATATGTATCGTGATCTTTATAAGTTTATACAAAAAACAAATGAAAATCATTTTGGATTTGGAGACATACAAGTCACGGAGAACGCACAGTTTACAGAATATCCAGAAGGAGGATTTTATGATTGGCATATGGATTGTGATGTAAACATGCAGCACGAACCACCTGTTAGAAAAATATCAATGACTCTTTTATTAAATGATCCATCAGAGTTTGAAGGTGGGGATTTAGAATTAATGGCACCAGGTAAGTTTGCAGAATTAAAACAAGGTCATGCAATTATATTTGCATCATTTTTAAATCATAGAGTTAACCCTGTAAGACGTGGTGTTAGACAATCTCTTGTTGTTTGGTTTGGAGGTAAACCATTTAGATGATTGCTGAAGGATTTTTCCCAACACTTATATATGGAGAAGATGTAAAACTAGATACACAAAAACTAGCTAATGACATAGTTATGTGGTCTAAAAAAGATAAAGGTGTAAAAAAAACAAATGTAAAGGGTTGGCATAGTAAAACTAATATGCATGAAATGCCACAATTTAAACCCTTAGTAGATGAGTTATTTAAAATGGCAACACATATATTTAAACAAGAATGGTTAGATAGAGAGCCTATACTAGGTAATATGTGGGCTAATATAAATCCTCCTGGAGGATACAACAAACCACACATACATCCTAATAGTTTATTTAGTGGTGTGTACTATGTAAAAGCAGAACCTAATTCAGGTAAACTTATTTGTAATGATCCAAGACCGGGTATACAAACTAATATGCCTGTAAGAATTAAAGAACAACCTCCTAAACATTTATGGAGAGAAGTACATTTAGATCCAAAAGTAAATAGAATAATTATGTTTCCTTCTTGGTTATGGCATTGTGTTGAACCTAATGAATCAAATGATTTACGAATATCAGTAAGTTTTAATTTTGTACAACATGGCTTTCAATAAATATCAAGTAATTAAAAAAGCAATTAGTTATGAATTAGCTAATTTTATATTTAACTATTTTCTTCTTAAAAGAGATGCAGTTAAATGGATGTACGAAAACAACATTACTTATGATACAGGAATGCTTGGTACATGGACTGATCAACAAATTCCAAACACTTATTCTCATTATGCTGATCCGGTAATGGAGACCCTTTTAGTGAAAGTATTACCAGTAATGCAGCAAGAAACAGGCCTAGATTTAATTCCAACTTATTCATACGCTAGACTATACAAAAATGGTGATGAATTAAAAAGACATAAAGATAGACCAAGTTGTGAGATATCCACTACTATAAATTTAGGAGGAGATCCTTGGCCTATATTTATTGATGGTACAGGAGCAAATTCAGTTATAGACGAATACAAAAATATACATAAACCCGATGCACCTAAAGGCACTAAAGTCCTGCTTGATGTTGGCGATATGCTGGTATATAGTGGATGTGAATTAGAGCATTGGAGAGAACCTTTTGAAGGTAATACTTGCGGACAGGTATTTCTTCATTATAACCATGTAAATGGTCCTTTTGCTGAAAAGAATAGGTTCGACAGAAGGCCAATGTTAGGTGTTCCACCAATAAGGAATACATAATATAATGAGGTTATATGTTACAAAAATTAGGATTTGCACCGGGATTTAATAAACAAGTCACAGAGACCGGGGCCGAGGGACAATGGTTTGATGGCGACAATGTCAGATTTAGATATGGCACTCCAGAAAAAATAGGTGGTTGGACACAGTTAGGTGATGATAAATTAACTGGTGCGGCTAGAGCTATTCATCACTGGGATGATAACGCTGGTATTAAATACGCAGCTATAGGAACTAACAGAATTTTATATGTATATTCTGGCGGAGTATATTATGACATACACCCTATTAGAACAACAATAACAGGCGCTACTTTTACAAGTACATTAAATCAAAATGTTCTTACAATTACATGTAGTAGTCCACATGGTTTAGTTGATCAAGATATTGTAATGTTAGACAGTGTGACTATTCCTGCATCATCTAGTTTTGATGCTACTGATTTTGAAGATAAAAAATTTATGGTGACAGCTGCACCTACAACTACGACTTTTACTATTACATTGACCACTACTGAAACAGGTACGCCAATGAGCACTACAGGATCAACATCTGTTTTATGTTATTATCATGTAGGACCAGCACAACAACTTGGAGGATTTGGTTGGGGTACAGGTCTATATGGCGGAACAGCTTTAGGAGCAGCCACAACTACTTTAGCAACAGCTATAACAGATTTAACAACAACAAATATTGTATTAGCAAACACGGCAGCATTTCCATCATCAGGTGAAATAAGAATTGGAACAGAAGATATAAGTTTTACAAGTAATGATACTTCAACTAATACTTTAAGTGGAGGAGCAAGAGGAGTTAATGGAACTACAAAAGCAACACATAGTGGTGGAGCAAGTGTTACAAATATATCAGATTTTGTTGCATGGGGTGATCCCTCTAATGCTGACTTTACTATTGAACCCGGTTTATGGGTTCTAGATAACTTTGGTACAAAATTAATCGCACTTATATATAATGGCCAATGTTTTGAATGGGACGCATCGGCTTCTAATGCTACGTCTGTAAGAGCAACACTATTAGCTAATGCCCCTACAGCATCACGTCATGTATTAGTATCTACACCAGACAGACACTTAGTATTTTTTGGTACAGAAACTACAGTAGGTAACACCGCTACTCAAGATGCTATGTTTATTAGATTTTCTGACCAAGAAAATATTGATGGCACAGATGCATATACAGTTAAAGCAAACAATACTGCAGGTACACAAAGA